AAGGGTTCATTATTAACGAATTATTAATAGAAATCCCACAATCTCTTGAAAATATGAAACTCCCATCTCCTGAATTAGTAAATTATTGGAGACTGGACGAAAATAGAACATTTTATATCGATTGTGAAATCACAGAAGATGTGCTTGAGATTCAAAGAAGTATTATCTGTATTAATATGGCAGATAAGGGAATTGATGTAGACAAAAGAATTCCAATCAAAATTTTAATTAACAGTCCTGGTGGATATTTAACAGAAACATACAGTTTAATTGATGTTATGTTATTGTCTAAAACGCCAATTGTTACTGTAAATATGGGTATTGCATATTCTGGCGGTTTTCTGTTATTAATTGCCGGACACAAAAGGTATACGCTCAGCCATGCAAAAGCAATGGCTCATACGGGTTCTGGTGGTTCACAAGGTACATATGAACAAATTCAGGAGCAGCAGAAAATATACAAGCAGCAAGTAGATGAAATGGGAATTTACATTTTGGAAAGAACCAAAATAGACGATAAAACTTTCAAGAAGAACAAAGCAAAAGATTGGTATATGGATGTTGATGAACAGCTAAATTTTGGTGTTGTTGATTATGTTTTGGAAGATTTAGATGAAATATTTTAGGGGAGCAATCACTGCTCTCCTTTTTTGATGAACGAAAGGAAAGTTTAAAATATGGCTATTAAGGTTACTGAAAGTGCAGAAAGAATTACACCAGCAAAGAAAACCGTTGAAGTAAAAGATGTTTTGCTTAGAGAAATGAAATTTGTAGATGAAACTGGTGATATTACTGCCCAAGTTATTGAGGCGTTGCCGGAGATAGATAAAGTAACTTTTAAAATTTCTGTGGAGTTACCCACTGATGAGGACTAAAGAAGGAAAGTTGGTGAAATCATATTTAATTTAAAAGAAGAATTAGAAAAGTATGGATTAACTGAAGCTACATATAAGGCAATCTGTGCTGATATTTCAGATAAGATCAATGGTATTAATGATTTAGATTGGACAGAAATAAAGGATAAATATAATGTTCAGTGCGCAGCTGATACAATTCGTAAGTCATCTTCTACTATTTTTGGTGGAGAATTCAGAGAGGCTTTTCTGAAAAATCAATTGTATACAAATTCTGATGAATTTTCTAAAGAAACTGAAATTGATAAAAAAATCAGAGAGTTAAGAAAAGAGCGGAATAAATGGCAGACAATAAATATTGAACAAACCAGAATAAATAGGCAAAATGACCGGCAAGAAATGTTTTATGAATATGTTGGTAAGATTTGTGAAACTCTTCCTGTACCTGATTTTGAACCACTGTCAAAAGACGAAGATTTCTCCACCGAGTATATTTTAACATTGGCAGATATGCATTATGGTGCCAAGTTTAAAAGTGAAAACAATGAATATTCTCCGGAAATAGCAAAGAATAGATTAGAATTTCTTACCGGAGAAGTTGAATGTTTTGTTAAGAAACATAAAGTTGGCAAACTTCATGTCGTTTCTCTGGGTGACACCATACAGGGTATTCTTAGAGTCAGTGATTTAAAACTGAATGATTCATCAATTGTAAAGGCAACGGTTGAAATTAGCAGGTTGATTGCGTTATTTCTAAGAAGTATATCTACTTATGTAGAAGTTGATTATTATCATGTCCCTACTGCAAATCATACCCAGTTAAGGCCATTAGGTACAAAAGCCAGTGAGCTTGCTGACGAAGATTTGGAATATGTGATTGGAAATTATATTAAAGATTTATGTTTTAAAAATGAAAGAATTAATGTTCATTTAGCAGATGAAGGAAAACAATATATTGAGATACCACTTCATGATTATGAAATAATTGCAATGCATGGACACACAATAAAAAATATGGAGTCTTCTATTAAGGATTTAAGCATGTTGAGGCGTTCTTTTTTAGATTATCTCATTTTGGGCCATTATCATTCTGGTAAGGAACTACCAAGTTTTGAAGGATGCTGTAGTGACACAGAAATATTGGTATCCCCATCATTTGCTGGTTCTGATCCATATAGCGATTCTATAATGAAAGGTAATAAAGCAGCTGTTAAAATTTATGGCTTTAATTTCATATATGGTCACAACGAGACATATAAAATTATCCTTAACTGAAAAATTCCAACTATAAATAAGTGGTGATTAAGCAATTACACTTCACGAATTAATATTTTGTTTCATGGACATGTGGATTGTTGGTACAGCATGTCAATAAAGAGATTACTCTCTCCTTTTTATGTTGAGGGCGGCATTGTTGTATGGCTTTGCTGTCCTCTTCTTATGATGAAAACAAGGAAAATAAATATAGAAAATCAAACAAAAGTAGGTGAAAGAAATGAATCCATATGAAATGATTGTTACAACCTTAGAGTTAACTGCAGATCAGGTAGAACTCATAAAAATTGCCGTGGAGGCATATCAGGATCGGTGTGTTTCCCGTGGCGAAAGTATGACTGCTGAAGAAATTTTGGAGAAGTTGGACGAAACCAGCCATTATTGAGAATAATAAACAGAATGTCGCTTATAAAGGGGGTGAAAAATGAAAAGGGGACGGATATATAATAATTTCTACACTCCTGAACTATGGGAACAAGTAAATAAAGAAAACAAACGGATTCTTGAGGATTTTTTAGCAGAGTACCGACAACGAAAGAAATCTAAAGGTACAATAAATGGTTATTATAATGATCTACGAATTATATTTATTTATGTACTTAAAGAATTAGATAATCGCAGTGTTCTAGAATTGACAAAAAAAGACTTCCGTGGGTTAAGTATTTATTTTTCTGATAACTGTGATATGTCCGCAAATAGGGTAAATCGCTTGAAGAGTTCAATAAACAGTATGCTTACATTCTGTGAAGAAGACGATGACTATGAATATGAAATAAATACTGCAAAGAAAGTTAAGGGTGTTCCCAAACAAAGGGTCAGGGATGATGATGACGATTTTTTCTTTACATATAAAGAGTTTATCAAAGTTCGTGATATTTTAGTTGAAAAAGGAAATTTACAATCAGCTGTTCTCTGGAGTATTGGTTTTGATTCTGCTGGACGTAAAAATGAATTATATCAGATAGAAAAACACGGATTATTAGACGGGAATAAAACAAATATTGTTATTGGTAAACGTGGAAAAAAATTTGCATTAGTTTATCTTGATGATACAAAAGAATTAATTCGCCAGTATTTAGATCAACGTGGAGATGATAAAATCAATTCACTTTGGATTAAAGGATCTGGGAGTAATAAATCTACAGTTAATGAAGATGCAATATATGATAGAGTATGTTCCATTTCAAAAATTCTTTCTGATATCAGAGGTGAAGAGTGTTCAATCTTTACCCATACGCTCCGACATAGCCGTGTAGAATGTTTATTGCAAGGGGAAGATGATAGACTAAAAAATCCCGACGGAATCAACCGCAAATATACCTTAGATGAAGTGAAGGTACTTTGTCATCATGAAGATATTTCTACTACTTCTTCATATGCAAAAAATCATGATGAAGACACTATTAACGATATGTTTGGGTTCAGTTAATAACACCCACAAACATCCCCGCCGTCCTTCGATCACGGGGTTTTTCAATTAAAGGAGAAAAAATATGAATATGTTAGAATATTTGGTTTATCCAGCTTTAGTTATTGCAATTTACGTGATTAAGTATTTCGCTACAAACGCAAAAGTAAAAGAAATGGTAGCTTACTGGATTAAAGAAGCCGAGGAAACATATGTTGGGGCAATTGATGCCGGTCATACAAAACAGGGATATGTTGTAGATCATTTATATTCTATGGTGCCAAAGTATCTACAGCCTGTTATATCTAAAGACAATATCACAGAGATTGTTCAGCGCACATTCTTATATATTGAAAATTACGCTGATCAGCAATTAGATAAAGTCATTGATAAGATTGGAAAATATTAAGAAAAATCAAAATTTCAATGTAGGATTTATACCAATCTTAGTTTTCTTAGTTTTCTAACGGAGGGCGATGATAATCACATCTATTATAGTTATCCTCCCATTATGGAGAGTGGTTAGTGTAATTTTTACAACAATCACTCTCTCACTCTCCGGATATAGTTCAGCTTGGTAGAACGCCGCATTTGGGATGCAGAGGCCGTTTGGTTCGAATCCAACTATCCGGATTAATTTATTATACAAAAAAGAAAGGATGGTGTGATATTGGCACAAGAAAAATCAAATAGGCGAGTTGCTACCACTGCACCGTCTAAAAATACAGAAATTCAAAAAATCAGATACTCAAAAGATGACAATCCAAATTTCTACAAATGTCCCACTTGTGGAACTCCGTATACAAAACTACATGATAATTTCCCGGCATCTCAAAGTGAATTGTATTCTGGGTGGAATTATCATTTACCTATCTGTAAACGATGTATGGATCAATTATTTATACATTACACAGAAGCATATGGAGGTGATGAAGATACTGCCATTCGACGATTATGTGAAAGATATGATATTTATTATTCCGTTAGTCTTTTGAACGCAAGTCGTAAAATCACCAAAAATCGCTCACGCATTCATTCATATGTGTCCAAAGCAAACTTATCACAATACCAAGGTAAAACATATGATACTACTCTTGATGAGGAACGTCAAAACAAGACTGTAGAATCAATTGGGGATGTTGAAGATTTTGTGGATTATAAACTGACTCCCAAAATGATTAAATTCTGGGGAACAGGCTATGATCCGGGTATCTATCCTACCTTACAAGGTTATTATGACGAATTATTAAAACTTTGCGAAGATAAACCAGATGTTAAAAAACAAAAGATGATGAAAAATCTTTGTCTGCTGGAATATCAAATGCAAATTAATATACAGAACAATAAAGATATTGGCACCTTATCAAACTCTTATAAATCATTATTTGAAGCTGCTGAGTTGAAAAATGAAAATGCTGATACAAGTAATGATTCTTTCGGAAAATGGTTAATGGATATTGAGAGATATTCTCCTGCTGAATATTATTTAGATAAGAAAAAGTACCATGATTTCTTTGGTATTGTAGAATATATTGAACGTTTTATGTTTAGGCCATTAAAGAATCTTCTTTTTGGTGCAAAGGAAAAGGAAAAAGAATATTGGATTGATGAAGAGGATTCAGAATCTAAGGGCGGTGAATGATATGTTAGACAATTATCAAAAAACTGTTTATAAAAAATTCCAATCGTCCTCATGGTTATCAGGTAAATCTAATTTTGAACGTATTATTGACTGGACAACATTCTATCGCAGGAATATACCAGTTTTTGTTGAACATTATCTAGGAATTGCACTTCATTGGTATCAAATAATCTGGTTATATATTTTAAACTCATGTATTAGCGTCGTTATAATTGCCGGTAGAGCTTCGGCAAAATCATATGTTATTGCAATTTTTGCTTGTGCAAAATGTATTTTATATCCCAATACAAAAGTTGTTGTAGCCAGTGGTACAAAAAAACAGGCTGCTTTAATCGTAAAAGAGAAAATCCAAAAAGAATTAATGCCAAATTCAGAAAATTTGCGTAGGGAAATAAAAAAGATAACAACTAATGCAAATGATATAGAGGTCACCTTTCATAATGGTAGCTCCCTTGTTGTTGTAGTTGCAAACGAAGATGCTTTAGGTTATAGATCGACAGTTTTAATATTTGAAGAGTTTAAAAGGATCAAAAAATATATTGTAGATAAAGTTTTAAAACCTTTTCAAATGACCAGACCGGCGCAATTTCGTACAAATGAAGAATGTGAACACTATGGTGTGAAATATAGAGAAAATAATGAATTTCTTGAAGAAGCAGTGAATATTTATATCAGTTCTGCCGCCCCAACAAGTCATTGGATGGGCAAACTGTTAAAAGACACAGTTAAGAGTAAATATACAGATGGAAATTCTTCTATATTAGCAACTGATTATTCTATTGCCTTTAAACACGCTATTAAAACAAGAGCACAATTAGCTGAAGCAAAGCGTAGTACAGATCCTATTACTTGGAGAGAAGAATATGAAAATGAAATGCTACGTGAAGGAGCAAATGCTTATTTTACATATGGATTATTGACCAAGAATCAAGTTAATAAAAAAGCGTTTTATCCAAGACGGCTTGAGGATGTTAAAAACAAACACAAAAATCCTTACTTTATACCCAAACAAAATGGTGAAATTAGAGTTTTGTCATGTGATATGGCGTTCATCGAACGTTCCAATAAAAACGACAATTCATCTTTTACATGTATAAGAGCTTTACCTGAAAGTGTGAAATATGAATCAAGTAATATTGACGGAAAATCAATAGAAATTAAAAGTGGGTACAGAAGAATACCTCCTTATATGGAAGCAAATCCCGGCAGTGATGTAGACAAACAGGCAATTAGAATCAAACAATTATATTATGATTTTGATGCTGATTATCTTGTTCTTGATGCAAGAAATGGTGGTATTTTGGTTTATGATAGACTAGCCAAAGTATTGTATGATGAAGAAAGGGATTGTGAATATCCACCTTGGAAATGTATAAACGATGATGTTGTTGCAAAAAGAGTCACTGTATCAGGGGCTATTGAAAATGTTTTTGTTATAAATGCAAGTGCAAAATTAAACCATGATATTGCTGTATCTTTACGTGGGATTATGGATTCCAAAATGATTGACTTACTTATCAACTTAGATGAGGCAAAAGATATTTTAGAATCAAATATACCTGAATATTCTGCTTCATCTGATCCAGATGTTATATCATTTTATGAACGTCCTTATCTTGAAACACAAGCACTAATTAACGAAATGATGTCATTAGACTTTACACGAAATGAACAAACCGGATTAATTACATTATTTGAAACAGGAAGTAATACAAAAGATAGATATACAAGTCTTGCATATGGAAGCTATTATATCGGTATTCTTGAGCAGGATTTGTTATCAGACTCAAGTGATTATGACTTTGATTTTGATGATGACTATTAAACAGGAAGGAGGTGTTTAACATCTTAAACAATGAAGATTTGAATACTAATTCATTATCAAATGATGTGGAATTTAATTCATATGGCGATTTTGATTTAGTGAATTCATTTTATGGATTTTCTGACTATTATACAAAAGATCAACTTTTGAGATATATTTTCAATCCAATGTATTACCATAAACAACTTATGGAAGTTTCAGAAAAGATGTTTAATAAAAATGGTATTTATGGACAGACAGTAAATAAAATGGTAGCTGCTCCATCTTTAGATGCAGTAATTATACCAAATAATATAAATGTCGAGTCTAAAAAAAACATTGACAAGGCATACAATATTTTTGATAACAAAATAAATCACAAACTTTCAACTAGAGATATTATATTTAATTCCCTTCTGTACGGTGAATATATTGCAGTTTGGAGAGATACTAAAAAGAAAAATGTTGATAGTCCAAAGGAATATGCCACTGGAAAAAATATTGAAGGTGCAGGATATATAGATAATGTGATGCTACAACCATTAGATTTGAAATTTTGCAGATTTGATGGTTTTGCCAATGGTGATTATGTTGTTTCATATGATATGCAATATTTTGATATGTTTCAAGGAAGTAATGGTTTGGTTGGTGAAATTAAAAACTATCCAAAAGAATTTATTACAGGATATATAGCTTATAAAAAAGATACGAGTAAAAGATGGATGCAACTATCTCAAAAAACTACATTTGCTTACAAATATCATGGGGCAATAAACGAATCTCATGGTAGACCTTTGGCTATTTTTGCCTTATTAGATATGTTATTTTCTGATGATTATACTGATTCACAAAGAAACAACATGTATGAAAATAGTTCTAACATACGATGGATGGAGCTACCGCCAGGTGAGAAAACAGGGTCATGCAGTCTTAATAAGGATCAGCAGAAAAATCAATATAACGCATTTAAAGATGCAGTGAAATCTAATGATACAAAACAAAATAGATTAGGCGGCACCACTACATTAAAGCTTGCTCCCGGTACAAAAATAGGAAAATTGGAAAATAATGATACTTTTCTCAAAAATACACTTACAGAAGAAAACAATACTGCTATAAGTACAGATTTAGGTTTTGCCTTATCAGCATTAAATGGTACTGGTGATGGTGCAAGTTATTCAACATTGCAAGTTAATATTGACCTGATGTTATCGGAAGTATTTTCTATATTAGAACAAATATCATTTCAATATTCTAAATTAATCAATTATCATTTTAATTTATCTGACAATGACAGGTTAAACTTTATATATCTCAATACTTCTTCATTAAATGCAGAGTCCCAATTCGAAAAATTCAAAGATTTATATACCCTTGCTGGAGGTAGTCGTACTATGCTCTATTCTTCTGCGTGTGGTAATGCAAATTTATATATGAAACTTATGGACTTTGAATCATCTGAGAATTTTGACCAGAAGTATTTACCGCATATTACCAGCTTTACGGCCACAGATAAAGCAGATAACGAAAATCCTGATGATAATTTAGGTGGTAGACCAGAAAAGAAGGACAAGGAATTATCAAATAACGGGCAACAAACACGTAATAATAACTCAAATGCGATGTCAAAGCCTTCTACAAAAAAATAAGATTATAAGGAGAATTTATGAGTTTTAAAGAA